CCTCCTAAACCACCATACACACCTAAACCAGTTGTAATGGCATTTGGTATTGCATTCCAACCAGAAGCAGTGGCTAATTGACTAGCTGCTTCTGCTTTACCTTGATTTGTCATAAGATTAGCAATATGAACACCACTTTGCATTGCACCACTACCAACACCAGCAGCAGCATTTGCACCCATTTGTGATAAACCACCAAGACGACTGTATTGTTGCTCAATTAGTTGTGAAAGTAACTGTGGTCGAAATTGAGCAAGGGCAGCTTGTGTATTACCACCTCTTAATCCACCTGTTGCAGCGGCATTTTGGAGTATACTCGTTTCTCCTTGTTGCGTCATAGCAAGCATTTCAGGACTATTTGCCAAAGCCTCTATAGCAGCCTGTTGTGCTGCTGGCCCATTTGCACCTGTCAAATCGCCCTGTGCATTCAATGCATTCAAACCAGCTGTTTGATAAGGCGCCAATGCTTCTTGCATCTTATCAAATTGTCGTCTTTGCTCTTCTATACCTGCTTGAGCTGCCTCTGATTGAGCTTCAGCAGCCTTTTTATTAGCACTACTGCTAATAATACCGGACATAAGTGTAGCTCCACCTGCTATTAAGGCCGGTACAAGAAAAGGCAAAATAGCTAATATAGCATCATTATGAGACTTTGTAAAGTCTAATATAATCATAACTAGAATAAGTAATATTTTTAACCATTTTGGCATTCTAACATTTTCTGGCCACATGAGTCAACCTCCTTATGATTCTACTTTTGCCTGTGATACAAGAAAATCATCAAATTGTTTCTTGTATGTATAGGCTTCTTCCAGGGCAGCATCAACATTGCCATTACATATACCTTTTTGAACCTCTAATATCGTAATAAGCATCATTATTTGAGGCCCTTGCATATCTAACAACATATTAACTGCTGGTATGATTTGATCTATGGCCCGCATTTCAGGGGAACGTACTGTTACTCGTTTACGAATGCCAGTAGAGATAAGTTTATAGAGACTAGTCAAGAATAAAGTCCCGAGTATTGATAATGCTGCAATTATAATATCGTTCATCTTTACTCCTATTTCCATCGGCCTATTGCAATAAATGATAGTTTTGTTTCCGTATATGTACCTGTATATCTATAAAATGCAAGATCAAAACGAGTGGTAGAATAATTGAGAATTTGGTTATGCATATAAAAAGTCATACTACTTCCAGTAGCGAATGAAAAACCTACTGAGTAAGTAAGATCAGCAAATTCATAAGGAGATGTAATATGAAATCGAAGATAAGGGTCAGCCCACTGATAAGGTGCTGCTGTCCCATGACAGATGAGCATGCCATTACTAAACTTAGTCCATAATCCATTAGCATTACTCCCTGATATCTCTCCTCCAACAAATCGCCACGCTGTAGCTAAAACCTTTTTCAGAACTACCTCGGAATTGTTCAGTGTCGATGCAACCGTGGCACCATGGGTAATAAATGTAGTCCCACCCTCAATGGTCTCAGTACCTGATCGAACAACCGTAACCGCATTCGTACTGGCTACTAAACGTGTGATCTTCACTTCATGTCCTATGGGACAACCAGCAGGAATCGTCACTGTTATAGCATTTGCAGTATCAATCAATATTAAATGATCAAGTAAACCAATAGTAGTATTAGCTGTAATAGTTAAAGTTTGGCTAAAAATATTGTCACGTATACCATTACCTATAGACAATAATCGTTCCATTACTTTTATAGCTTCTGGGTCTTTGAGGAACTCTGATAATTGTTGACGTGACAATTGTAATTTTGCACTCATACTGCTAATGGCTCCAAAGTTACTTCTAAACGGGCTACAGCCAAACGTGAATGACTATCACCAATAAATCTTTGTATTCGCCAATGACGCATGAGACCTTGTCTGAACCAAACTAAACGACGCATACGATCACCAGCTTCACCGGCATGGATGATACGCTCTTCACTCCATAGTTCACCATCGAGTGAATAATTCGTCGCTATGACTGGATCAGAACCTATATCTACACGTCCAGTCAAACAAACTAATTCAAGTCGATTCCATAGCACACCACGGCCTTCATTATATACAATAGTTGTAGTAAACTCCCAAGGAACTATTGTACCAAAATGATGTGAACTATTGGTTGTAAGTTCCCCGAAATCACCCGTGTCTACATCACAAACTGTCCATTTATCATAACACCATACAGGATCAACAACACGATAAGCACCAAAACCAGTAGGAGCACTTGATAAAACAAACCAAGCCGGTACACCGGTTGATTTAGTTGCATCAATATCATAGCATAATGTACGATCAGGCAAACGAACCCATAATTGTGGGTGTGATTGATGAATATGTGTTTCCATTACAACAGTTGCAAGTTCAGCTTCTGTATAACCTTCTAAAAGGCCATCAATACCTAGGGTACTTATTTTTACTACAGTACCATTTAAGCCCATATAAATTGCAGGCGTCTCATTTCGACCAGAACCAAGAAATGCGACAGTATCTGCAAACTCAACAGCACAATGGGTGCCTAATGCACCTTTCTGAATCTGAGCACCTTCAATACGTTGAAATGGAAAGCCTGCTCCACCAACATTACTAAAAGCCTCTAATGTATATCTATTCACGGCTACCACTTCAGTACGAAGTTTTATGATTGTCTTAATAGGATCAGGGTCAATTTCAGATGAGCCATACTTCAAAGGATTTACTGACATAGGATTATTTAGATCAGTTACTACTAAATATGTACCATCAGTAGACATAAAATAACCATCAACCCATACTACAGCTAATGAAGTACCTAAATCAGCATCTACCACTTGATCTAATGTAGTACCATTCCAATAGTACAAATTACCACCAGAACAAATAGCAAGCCGATCAAAGGAATAAACAAGTGTTGCTTGACTTCCTGCTCCTACATCGCCTAAGACAGTATGAGTACCATCCGATGCAATTTTAACTAATTTTGTACCAGAAACACGATATAATTCACCGTTCCAATTTATACCACCACGAGGTGCACCTTCACCTGAACCAGTTGCTATAGCACCATCAGCCGTGCGTAAATATCCATTGCTGATTCCTGATTGCATAGCAACAGGAACCATATTTACTGGATATGCCTCACGGAAGTTTGCTGTTTCATCTGTATAAACACCAGTCAGGATCGGGATTTGCATATTAACATATCCTATACCAAGTATGTAAAATTGCATCATAGCATAAAGTGAAAAAATCATTAGCAGTCAAACCTGCTGGTGCGCCTATTACATTTAATGCACCATTCGCATCAATAGTAAGCGTTGTTACATCTTGAGTACAATTTACCGTAACTTCCTGTTTATCCCTTAGACCTGCAACAGGCGGTAATACAAGTGTGCCAGCTGCATAAGCAGCAAGCGGTGTAAGAATAAGATGCACATCATGATCGCCAGCAGCGCCCATTATATCCACAGTAAAGCCTGTAGCTGATGGTGAATTATACTGTGTATCAGCTTCTAATCGGCCTAAAGTTAATACAGTCTGTAGATAATCAACAAGTG